GTGCCCCCGAAGGGGCACCGGTGCCGACAAGAGAGAGGTCTCAGCTGTTAACCAGCTGATTTCTCTCTACTCGTAGCACGATCTAACTCTAGGACTCGAGTCCTACCTAGAACCTCTAGGAAAGAGTTAGGTCAGCATCTCTGTTTCAGAACTCTTCCGTTCGGTATGTCGAACTCAGGAAGGATCACAGTGTACGGGCAAACGAGAGTTCGAGACACGTCCTACTCCATCCCCATTCGTGGGGTGCAGGAGCTATGGAACGGCTCGTCACTCTCTGGCTCGTATCCCACGAATACAGATTTGTGGGAGTTCAAGCACTGTGAAGACAGGATTAACGAATATCCTCTTCTCCACCGACCGCAAGGTCAGTGGTTGGATATTGGCGGACCTTTTCTTTCACTTACAGTGAAGAATCGGTTTCCTGTCGTGAGCAATTTCGTCTCCAGTGGGCCGATGTTTGGCGTTCAGGAGTGGCTCTATAAAGGGCCTGTTATTGCTCATCCTCAAGCGGTTTTCTCCTCTCCGGTCCCGATGTCTACTTGGAATACGTCTGGCGTTCAGCTAGACTCACTCCTGGTACGACAGGGATTGGGGGCTACAGCGATTTCTCGCTGTAAGCCCGCTTCACCGGAGGCTAGTTTCGGCGTGTTTCTGTCCGAAACTTATAGGGAGGGAATCCCCCGCTTGTTGTCAAATTTCAGGGGATCAGATGAGAGAATCGATTACTTTCGATCTCTCGGATCCAATTACCTGAACGTCGAGTTTGGTTGGAAACCTTTCGTTTCCGACCTTCGCAAGACGGCGCGTGCGATTCAGTCAATCGAATCGACTCTGGAAGACCTTCGCAGGAATTCCGGAAAGCGCATGAGACGGCACTACGAGTTCCCTAGTGTAGATAAGACGAGTGTTGTTGTCGATGACAACACACTGCCCTTTGGGGCACCGCCTTACACCTACACGCAGGCAAGACGCACAATCACCGCAATCGAGTCTAAGAAGACTTGGTTCGATGGAGAGTTCATCTACAGATTCCCATCTGTAGATGCGAGTATTCCTCGCAAGATATCAGCAGGGGCCCGATCTTTATTGGGCCTCGACCTGACACCTGAAACTCTCTGGAATGCTGCGCCTTGGACATGGTTGGCTGACTGGTTCGCGAACACTGGCGATATTCTCGCCAATGTGAGTGCAATCAGTTCCGACGACCTTGTGATGCGCTACGGCTACCTTATGCAGGAAGTCGAAGTGAAGCTTGTGCATACCCATCATGGCGTTTCTGTCACGAAGGGAAGCATACCTTCAACCTTTTCTGGAACTTCGTGGAGAACAGCGAAGTCACGAATAGGCGCATCACCGTACGGATTTGGCCCGACTTGGGATAGTTTTTCTCCCAGACAGGTTGCCATCCTGACCTCTATAGGAATCACCCGTAGAGGTCGATCGTGAAACCCAGGCAAGAGTTCTCTTGTCTGGTCTCCCCCACCACAACTGAATACGTTGTGTCCTGAAAGAGATGATTGCTATGTTCGCAGATCCCTTTACTATCACGGTCAATGCGATTGCAAAGTCGCTTGGCCGCACTGGGACTGGCATTGACACCGCTGCATATAGCACCGGTGATCGTGCCTACCGTGTGGTGCTCTCCCATTCTTATGGGCGACGCACCCGTCGTATGGCGAAGATGATTCACGACACTCTGGTTGCTAACCCTCTGGTCAGCGGTCAGAATGTGCAGCAGACTGTGTCTGTGCACCTCGTCGTGGATTCTCCTCCCGGTTACGACACCACGCTCCTGAAGCAGGACGTGGACGGTTACCTCGCGTGGCTGACCGCTTCTAGCGGCGCAGCTGTTGCGAAGATCCTCGCCGGCGAGAGCTGATTTAGCTCTTCTTGACACCGGAGGGGATCTCAGTGGCACCCAGAAAATTCTGGATGCAGGGATCTCACAGTCGAGAGACTGATGTAGCACAGGACCCCAGCCCGATTTCACCCTATATGAAAGGGGAACCAGGTGGAAAACCTGCTGTCTCTCTGGAAGGTTCTGGCCCAAGATATGGGCCAGAGATGTGCCGTCGACACCATGCTCGACTTTCAAGAAGTCGAGCGTCGGACCAAACGCGAAGGGTTAACGTTTCTGACGATAACTCTCCCAGAGTTCGGAAAAGCCATTGAGAAATGGCTTGAATCTGGCTCTGTGGACCCTGCTGACGTACCCGGTTTCCGTGTGCGTCATGAACTTCCCATTTTCATGGGTAAGTTCATCTGTCAGGTGTTTGATCCGCAAGATGGCGCGCTGCTGGCTGAACCAAGTACAGATTGCATTCTTGCCTTACGGCAGTTATGCGGTCTGTATGGTAAGATGTTTCTCCCGGCTTCGCCGGAGAGAACACGTCGCACCATGGAACAGTTCATCAGCACCGATGCTGAAGTTGGCCAATGGGAGGATAACAACCCCCTCCCACAAGTGGCGCGTGAGCGTCACGAGGCGTTGGAAGCAGGAAATTGGTCAGAAGAAATTCTGGCCTTTTCTCGCTTGTCTATGCTTCTGTTTCATCGGGTTTTCGATCGTGTCAATCTTGACATCGCCGAAAGCTTTCTGATTCCGAAGCACGGACCAGGATCCACTGCAGAGAACTTCCTTGGAAACAAGAAATTCTACGCAGACTGGACGTGGAGGTTGGAGGAGTACTTCTCTTCAACCGACTACATCCTGCCAAATCCAAGATATCATCAACTCTTGGATGGTGTCAACTTCAGGGATCTTGAGGATGAATTACCCATTGAGGTAATCCACGTCCCCAAGACTGCGAAAGCGCCCCGTATCATCGGCAAAGAGCCTGTCTGCATGCAATACACACAGCAGGCAATCGCCGAAGGAATCGGAGAAGGCCTGAATGAGGATAATATCCTCAAAGGGTTCCTCCGACTCCGCAGCCAAGAAGTTAATCAACTTCTTGCACGGGAAGGGTCCGTAACCGGATCCTTGGCAACTCTCGACCTTTCCGAGGCGAGTGACCGCGTTTCGAACGAACTCATCCGGTTTATGACCGGGCGATGGACGCACCTTTCCGGTGCTATCCAGGCTTGCCGTTCTAGGCATGCCATCGTTCGTCTTCCCAGAATTGGTGGTAAGTCCGTCAGTAGCGACGATGAGAATCTCGTTGCTGATGAAAGACGCCACATAGTTCTGAGGAAGTTCGCCCCAATGGGTTCCGCTCTGACATTCCCCCTCGAGGCTATGGTCTTCTTGACCGTAGTCCTCATCGGGATTGAGAAGAGCCTCGGTAGGCGCCTCTCGGAACGAGACCTTGAGGTCTTGTCCGGGCGGGTGGCGGTCTATGGGGACGATATCATTGTCCCCACGGACCATGTCGGATCTGTCGTTCATGCACTTGACTCCTTTGGTTTCAAGGTGAACTCCTCCAAGTCTTTCTGGACCGGAAGGTTCAGGGAGTCTTGTGGGAAGGACTACTATCGTGGAATTGACGTGTCATACGTCAAGTTCCGCAAGATGTGGCCCGACGACAGACGTGATGTTGAGGAAGTCATTTCATTGGTCAGTTTCTTCAACCAGTGCAATGACGCTCACTATGTGGAGACTGCTTCCTATCTTCGTAAGAAGATTAAGAAGCTTCTCGGGGGATTCTTCCCTCGAGTGTCTCGTGATAGTGCGATCCTAGGAGAGTGGAGTGACCTCGTAACTGATGTCACTCGGATGTGCCCTGATTATCAACGCCCTTTGGTTAAGGGATTTGTAATCAAGGATCACATTCCTGAGAACCCACTAGATGGGGAACGCGCACTTCTCAAGTACTTCATCAAGAGAGGCGATGAGCCTCTGGACGATGGGCACTTGCAACGTTCCGGACGTAGCAAAGCCGTCAGCATCAAGCTTTGCGATG